TCAAGCAATTTTTGGGCCTTTTCAGCACGTTTAGCAAGTCGTTCGTTAGCTTGTTCCAGTTGCTCTTTTTGACGCTGTACGCTCAAATTATGGTTAATATAAGCAATTTGCTGTGCATGTCGTCCAAGTTTGCCTTGCGTATTAAGCTCGATTAGTTTAGCTAAACCCTCGCCAAGAATTTCATCAGGGACAAGATTATATTTGTATTTCTTATTTGTGTTTCGTACGTAGTTGTCAAGCGTTTGTTTAATTTTAAGTTTTTTGTGTAATTCTCTTAATGTTGTCAATTTATTCCCCTTTATCATTTAATTATATTCTTTCATTAAATTTTCAGCTTTAGCTTTTAATTTTTCAATTTCTTTATTAATTTCATTGAATTCACTTAAATAACTAACTAACTCATAAGTGAAACCAGTTTGGTCGTCCCAATCTCCACCGTCACAATAAACATATTCACTTTGTGTCTTTGTGTCTTTGAAATCGAACTTTCCGACTAATTCTTCGGTATTGTACGCTTCATCAAGATAACAATCTAGTTCTTTTTGGCTGTTGAACATTTTTTCATCACTTAAAATTTCATTATCTTGTTTCCCATAACTTGTATAAATTTTTAATTTTCTTTTCAATTTAATACTCCCTTATATATTTTACCAAACTTCAAAGCATTAATTTTAACTAACTGCTTCAAGTCTGATATAAATTGCTGTTCTCCGTCAAAGTCAAATGGCATTGATACGTTTTCCTTGATCCAAGTGAAAGCTCCGTCAAAGTCTTGTCTTAGTAAGCTCATCTTATCCACGATATCGATAATTTGCTCTTTTTCCTCTTGTGTGTACATATAACCAACTTTCCACTAGAAAGGTAAATCTTCCGTGTTGACTTCAATCGGTTCAGAACCACCAAATAAGTCTTGTTTAGCTTGTGATTGCTTGCTGTTATCACCAGGGATAAATACTTTTTCAACTGTGGGAAAAACAAAGTTGTAATTTACGTATTCGCCTGATTCCTTAGCTTGTACACGACCGCTGATCGTTACTGTGTCCCCTAATTGAATGAAATCAGGCAAGAACGCTGAACCATATGCAACTTTTACATTCGAACCTTTTTCTTTTTCAAACAATGGAACAGAAATAATTTTCTTGTCGCCTTTTGCTGTGTTTACTGTTCGTGTATTTTTTTCGTTCGCTTGTGCTGTAACTGTAATGATTGCCATTTTTTATTTTCCCTCTGTTGCTTTCCAAATTGTCATGATATCAAAGATTTCTTTTTTAGTCTTTGTTTTAAGTAGTTCCATATCAGGGTATCCAAGTTCTTCAGCTCGGTTTAGCGCTGGTTGAATCTCTCTAAGACGTTGCTTTTCTGCTTCCAACAGTTTCTGTTCTTCTGTCAAGTTGGGTAGGTCTTCATTTGCATAGATATATAATCCTAAACCATGACGAGCGATCGCCTTAACTAGTCCACGCTGAATGGCTTTATTTACGTCCATAGAAGTCAGTTTTTCAAGTGGGATAGATTGGTTACGATAGTCCATAACAGGTAGATACTCAATGTGTTCTAGGCCCTCAATAGTCATACCAACTTTAACCCATGCTGTGCGACCGTCTGTGTGATAGTTTAAACCTTGTTCATTTTCATAAACTTTACTATTGGCTTCAGGATATACTTTTTTAACTTCTGCCCAAGCAAACGCCCAAGATAAATAGTCAAGATTATTCTTTTTACTCTTTTTATCATTAACATTAATGATACTTAATTTTTCGTATACGCTCATTTTCTCCTCCACTTATATCCGCCGGCGCTTTTTGTTTTTCCGTTGCAACAACTGCTTATATTTCCGACTAAGACTCCTGTTTCTCGTTCTGCTTGTCTCATTGATTCAAATTCATTTAATATATTATCATTTAAGTCTAATTGAATAACTTTTCTTGATAATTTTTCAGCAGCCCTTTTTGTCCTAGTGCCATGTATGACGTTTTCTCTTTCAGTGCACCATTCAAGATTACTTAAATCGTTATTTAACTTATTTTCGTCAATGTGATTTACACAAGGTTTTTCTTCAGGGTTGTCTATAAAAGCAGTTGCTATAATTCTATGCAAAGATAGACATTTCCTTTTATCATATCCATATAAGCAAAGCATTAAATATCCATTATGATGAAGATAAGGTTTAAGTATTCTTCCACTTTTTATATTTCTAACTTTGCCTAGATTAGATACTTCATAATTTTCAAAGCCCTCAATTTCAACAAAAGTTTCAACTTCGCTCATTTTCTCCTCTTTCCACAATGAAGACGTCGCCTTGTCTTGTAATTTCAATATTATACTTAAGCATAGGCAGGATATAACCGTCGTCCCAGTAGTTCCACAAGTCATTTATCAAGCCATATAGGCACTCGTTAGGACCAACCCTATACTTTGTTTCGTTCATCTCTTTGAGCTCTTTAGACAGCTTTCTGACGCCTCTAGCATAATGTTTACTAGCTTTTTCTCTTGCTTTTAAACTTTTGTAGTTGCTTTTCATAAATGAACTTTCTAATATCGTTTTTTTGCTGCTTTTCCTCTTTATCAGACCAGCCAACCTTTTGACCTTTTCGCTTGCCACTTTGGTAAACTCGCCTGTTATCTTCTGGAAAGCCATTTTTCTCGAAGTACATTCTAGCATATTCAAAGTAATTTAAGCTGTTGATGTACTGTTGACTATCTTTTTTGTGATAATTGAGAGTAATTAATCGCCTTTCAGCTAGTTCTTCGAAAGATGTTATCATATTTCTTCTCTAATGAAACCTAAAGTTAGCAAGGCTTTATATTCTTCACTATCTTTTTTAACTTCAAGTGCAAATTTTTTATTTCCGTTTAATTCATTTGTTAAACCTGCATAATATAATGGAGTACCTTCGGTTCTATCAGAAAAGTTATAAAACTTAAATTTAGGTTCATAAATAACTTCATAACCGTTAATAACAGCTTCAACCATTTTCAATTTATCAGATTTTTCAAAAGCTCTACTTTCACAATCATCTCCGTCTGTTAAATTATATCCCCAACCAAAACGAGTGATGTGATAAAGTGCTTTTCTTTTGTTATGTTCATCTTCAAGACTACCAAAAGTTCCAAGAAATTCAGCTTGTGTTTGCGTTAATTTAACTACCATTTAGTTCTCCTTTATTTCTATATATACTATTATACCAAAATTATTTATTATTATCAAGCATTAGATGATATTTTTTCATTTATTTCTACTTTTAATTGCAATGCCCTAATCAATGCACGTTTAGAATAATCATTTTCGCAAGCTGTATGCAATTTTTTAGACTGTCTGACTAGAAATTCAGCACGGCCAAGCCATACTTTGGAAAGCTCGTCATTATGCCATTCAGTTTTTACCATTTCTTCTAATGCACGATATAGCCAGCCGTAAACTTCAGCGTGTAAATTAATAGCTTTGTTTTCATAATTAATCATTTTCTGTTACCTTTCCTTGTAATTTTGCTAGTTCTAAAAATGCAACATTTTCTTTTTTTGTAACTTCGTTTTCTGTTTCAGCCTTTACTTTTTCAACTAGTTCGCTATCAGGTTCTTTTTTCGATTTATTGACGCAAGTAAATACCGAATCAACATAAGAAAAGTTTAAATCATCATCAAACTGGTAACCACGCGCTTTGACTGATAACTTAGAGAAGTCGTTATGTTTTCCACGTTTAGGGCTTAACATCAACATAAACTCCGCCCAAGCTGTAAGAGTAGAACCACCTAAGGCGTCACTAGGCTTTACCATATAGGCTTTATCGTCCATTGAGTTTGCATAAGCTGATTTATTTGCATGAGCCACCAGTAAAAATGTTACATCTTGAAAGAGCAACTTCAAACGTGTAATTCTTCTAAGCATTGGCTCGAAGTCTTTACCGTAGATAATATCGCCATTTCTTAGCATTGTCATAAGGTTGTCTAAAATAACGAACTTGATATCATTTTCTTTGATGTACTCATACAATAAATTCATGTGGTGCGAATCATCAAGCATAAACTCGCCACCTGTTAAGAAATGCAAGTCTTCTGGTGCAGTGTCTTTATTTCTAAGACGTTTATTTAGTTCCCTGTCAGTATCCTCATTGTCGATGTATAGTGTCTTACTACGCTTTGTGTCATAACCAAAAAAAGGTAACCCTTGTGATACCATTAAAGCCATGTGCATTGCTAGAGAGCTTTTAAACGACTTAAATGGAGCTACTAATATCCCAGCTTGAGAGCTAGGCATTAACGTATCAATAAGCCAGTCATCTTTTAAATTTATTAAGTCTTCACGCTCTTTTAAGTGCTTGGCTGTCTGTACTTTATCAAATATGTTAGTCATTTTTTCTCCTTTAGTATATAATAACAAAAAAGACTTGAAAAGTCAAGCCTTAAATCTATTTCTTTCTTTTATGAATTTGTTTATACTATCTTGATTTAATCGTTTAGAAATTTTTCTTAGTTCATCATTAGTTTTAGCCATTTCGCTTTTATAAACAATTTTTTTAGTTTTTTTCTTTTTATTTTTCTTTCTTTCATCTCTAGCTTCTTGTTTGCACTTAGGACACTTTAAATAACTTAAACCACTAGCTTTTCTCATTTCCTGACACTTAGTACATTTAGATTTCATTTTTTGCTTCTCCTTTATTATATTTATATCTGATGTACTTACGACAGCAGGAATACAAAAAGCGTATTAAACTTAAAGTAGCTAATACAAGAGCTAGAATGAATAGAGAATACATGAATCAGCAAGCAACAGATAAGGAAACATTAGAACTATGGAACAATCAGCCAGCAATACATTTTGATTTAGGGAAAAATAAATAAATTATATTAAAAAAATAATTGCCACCTTAGTGGCTTTTTGTTTCACGCTTGACCGCAATTTGACTAGAAGTGGCAGAAAGTAAGTGCATTGTGTGTCCTGTTTGTAAAGTATGGTATCAGTAAGCACAATTAGCTTATTGTTTGTAAGATTTCTAAAGGAATTCCGGAGTGTTTGATGTAATGGAATTGTAATTAAATTTTCGGAACAGCACCTATTGGTAAAGAAAACGAAACAAATGCTTATAAACCGCGTGGTTGTCAATGAAATAGGGATAAAAACTTAGTAAATATCTCGAATATTAAAAAATGCAATATGGTATAATGGAAGAGTAGAGAAAAGGAGAATAAATGGAAGATAAAGAATTTTTGATTAAAAAAGTAGAAATACTAGAATCAGCAATCAAACAAATAGCAGTGATCCAATACGAGCTAAGCAAAAAGCTAGGAGAATTAGAGGGAACAGAATACTTTACATAACATAGGATAACTCAAAGTGTAAAATGTGATGTGTTAAAATATAAGTATCTAATATTTGACAAGTGAAAATGTCTATGTTATTATTATCTATGTAATTGAATAGTTAGTTGCTGAATGACTTGTAACTAATGTAAATAGAGAATTCAATATTGAATAAAGTTGAACATATCGAAAGTCATTCATAATCTTACGCTTGAGGGTCAGGATAGTTGCTTAAAACCTAGACTCAATTGAAAATGTGATTACTTTACAAATAGCCTAGAGCGTAGCATGAAATAAAAGATTATGAGTTCCATGAGTGTCGGTGAACAGAAACACTCCGTGACGCGTAGAAGTCTGACAGAGTTATTTATGGAAAAGTTTTGAAATTAAGTTTCTTTTCTTTTAACTTGCTGGGATCATACGACACGATAAGGGCTAAGGGCTATCTAAAAAAGTAGCACGGAATAGAATTTAATATTTGACAAATGTAAGATGATTTGATACTATGGTATAAGAAAAGGAGAAACATGAAAAACTTTAACAGAACTCAATCATTAGAAGAGGCGATCGAAACAGCTGATGAAATAGAACGTAAACTTAAAGAATGTGATTTAAAAAGCATGACAGACGAAGAAGCCTTGAAAGAAATTGCTGATTTAGCTAATGAAATAGATTTATCTTGGTTCAAATAATATCTAAGATTTGATAAATATAAAATAAAATCATAAAAGAAAGAAATGGAATTAAGGCTTGACTTTTCAAGTCTTTTTTGCTATTATATACTAAAGGAGAAAAAAATGACTAACATATTTGATAAAGTACAGACAGCCAAGCACTTAAAAGAGCGAGAAGACTTAATAAATTTAAAAGATGACTGGCTTATTGATAC